TAAATGCAGCTGGCAAATTATTTTTGTGTTGTCATGACTATGATTTTGATACAATATTTGGTGATATTAATGAATCTTCTTTGCGAGATATATGGTTTTCAGAAAACCATGTAAATGTTATAGAAAATTCATTTAATAAATTCTGTACAAATTGTGCTTCGTCAGAATGGTCGGAGTAAACATGGAAAAATCATTTTCTAGTGGAGACATTGTTGTTTTAAAATCTGGCGGTCTTCCAATGACGGTATTAAAAATAAATCAGAATTCAGAAGATCCAGAAGTTTTAGTAGCCTATTTTGATTTGGATGGAAATGTTATTAGGGATGGTTTTCCGCCAGAATCTTTAGAGCTTAGTGAAACTAGATGGGATATAAGTTTTTGCGTTGATATTGATGAAGATAAAAACGAATGGGAATAATATGCCTACATTTGAATATAAGTGTGATTCTTGTGAGTATTCTTTTGAAATAGAAAAAAGTATTCATAAAAACCACCCTAAAAAATGCCCAAAATGCAAACAAAATAAACTTTATCAAATCTTTGGAAGTCCTTTTGTATTTTGTAATAATGTAACTACAATAGGACAATGGGCAGAAAAAAACGCAAAAACAAAAGGCAAAGGAAAAGACCAAAAATCTATGCGAGAAAAAATCGCAGACGCAGGAATTTCAAAAAAAGAAAGTAATACTCCTTGGTGGAGATCTGGCGAAGTAAAAGATTTGCCAAAAATGGACAAGCCTTTAAATTTAAATAAAATAAAAAATGTTAAGAAATATGTGGAGGAAGGAAAATGAATGAAAATTTTTTTAAATCAGCAAAGCAAAACGATCCTACAAAACCACACAAAGCTATGATTGTTGTTTACTATTCATTGCATGAAAAAGATAATCAAAATAGAGCTAATGGAAATCCGATTGAGTATGAACATAAAGAGTTTTATATTGACGGTGATGATAAATCAATATGCGAAAGAAAAGTTTTTGAACTATTAGAAATGGTAGGTAGTATATGCTCGAAAGAAAAACAGTAAATATAAGCAAAGACCCTATTTTAACAGATAATGGTCATATATATCTTTCTTGTTCTTCTTGCAACAAAAAACTCGTTGATTTATTTATCGTAAAAAAAGATGAAAGTCTTAAATGGAAAGTGATGGCAAAATGTTGTTATTGTAACGATAAGTCTTTTATAACTGAAGTAAGCGGAATGTTTAGACCTTGTGGTATTATGAAAATATCAGAGACAGATCCAGATGATTCTAAACTTATCACTCAGTTAGCAAATATTAAAAATGAAAATGATACAATAGTATTTTATACTAAAAAAGGAGATTGTAATGAATGATGAATACATAGATCATAAAACCACAGTAAAAGGTCTTGATTTTAATAACAAAGAAATCAGTCCACAAGATTGGTCTTGCATAGCAAAAACATCTATTACTGAGCCAAGTAATTTACAAAGATATTTTGTTCGTGTTTGCACAGATGGTCCTGACAATGGACTTTTCTATAATCCTATGGTTCATCAACCATCAGACCTTAAGAGATTTGATGCTTTTAAAGGAAGAAAAAGGTTTGATTTTAAGTCGGTGAATAAGGAATGCTATGATTTGTACCTTCAATTTATAGAAACAAAAAATCCAAGTTTGTTAAAAAACGCAGAAAGGATAAGCATAAATGTCTAAGAAAAAATTGGTTTTAACAGATGAACATAAAATAATTATAGATAAATGCTGTCAATTATTAAGCATTGATCAATTATGTAAAGCTTTAAATCTTTCAAAAGATTTGATAAATAATTATTACGAAATGGCGAATAAAAAAGCAGGATTAAAATTTGATCAAAGACCCGGATCTGTATCTATGACACAAGCCCAGTCTATGATAGATGACACTATAAAATATGAACAAAAAAATATTTATGATTCTCCAAAATATAAAGATTGCATACATAGGACAGAATAATGATAACGCTTATAGAAGATGATTATATACAACACCAAAATGTATTTTCTGCTCAATGGATAGCAGAATTAAACGATGGAACTACTGCTTATCAAGATGATGGTCATCCAGAAAGAGATAATATCCCTTCTTGGCTTAGATTAAAGTTATATCTATTACAAAATAGATTGAACATTGTATCATTAAAAATTAGATATAGATCTAATATTGCAGATACTTTGCCAAAAAATGCAGAGGGGTATTTTTTTTCCAATCTGGCATTTTCCATTTTTGGTTCTCATAGCGGAAGTTGTTATGTAATAGGATATAAAGATGGAGACATAATAAAAACTGAAGAATGGCTAGTTCCAAATTTAACTCTTCTCAAGCAAGATGAAAGGCCAGTCATTATTAATGACTTTTTAATATTAAATCATGGAAGACAAATATAGCAAAAAATCTGAAACGAGAACATTTGAGTCAAGATTTGGTGGTGGTTGGATTTCTGCTGCTCAATATTTAGCAGAAACAATGTGTGCTAGAAATGCTAAGTTTAATAAAACAGAACTTCCTCCGAAGTTTTGGAATCACAAGCCTTGGAAAGATTATTATCTTTATCAAATAAAGCTTGCAAATAGTTTGCTTAAAAAGTATTCTCAGTCCATAATTTTTCAATCTTTGAGAACTCCAAATGGAGTTAAAGTTATTTCTTTGAAATCTCCATTTCTTCAAAAAGAAATAGCTATCATAGAAAAGAAAAGCGCTCAACAGGAAATAAAAACCACACAAGTAGAAAACTTGGATCAAAGACCTAATTTTGTGCAGAACAAAAGTTTAAAAAGAAAGCTAGAGGAATTAGATGGCCAAGAAATCTGACAAGTCAGAATCTAAAAGTAGTGACTATTTAGAAAGAGTTATGTCTGAAGTTAATAAGCAATATGCAGAAGGAGTTGCTATTACGGCAGACAATTTATTAGATAATCCACCAGAAATTATACCTATTAGCCCTGCTTTAGATTTAGGTTTACATGGAGGGATACCAGAAGGTTCTTGGGTAACATGTAGTGGTCATCCCAAAACAGGAAAAACATTAACATCTTTATCATTTGCTGCTGAGTGTCAAAAACAAGGCCGTCATGTTTATTACTTAAATATTGAAGGTCGTTTAAAGTCCATGAATATTCATGGTATAGAAGGTTTAGATCCTAAAAAACTAACAATTTATAGATCTGTTCCAGAAAAAATATTAACTGCTAAAGATTATTTAAATTTAGCAATGAAAGCTATTCAGACGCATCCAAGGTCTTTAATCATTATTGATTCGGTAAGCTCTCTTTGTGATGAAAGAGAAATGGATGAAGGTATAGGTTATGAAAATCGTGGTTCTGGCAATAAAATGTTTGCTGGTTTTTGTAGGCAAGCATCCAATTTAGTTCCCATTCAAAAAGTTATAGTTTGGTCTATTATGCACTTAGCTCAAAACCAAGGCATGTATGGTGGCTTTATTGAAAAGGGATCAAGGGCTTTACAATATCAGGCCGATGTTCAACTAAGAGTGAAATATGATAAAGCATGGACTGCTAATCAAGATGGAAAAGAAGTTCAAGTCGGTCAACAAGTTCATTGGCTTATAGAATCTTGCGCTCTTGGATCTCCAGGCATGGAAGTTGATAGTTATATTAGGTACGGTGTCGGCATTGATAAAACATTTGAAATCATAAACCTAGGCATGGAGTTAGGTTTAATTATAAAATCTGGTGCTTGGATGAATCTTGACTATTTAAAACGGCACATAGAAGAATCAGAAATACCAAAAGTGCAAGGTTCTGAAAAGCTTTATAAACTATTAAAAGAAAAGCCAGAATGGATAGCTCTTTTGCAAAAAGAAATAGATGATATACTAAGACCATGAAAGTAACAGGATTAGACAACAAAGAATATTCTTGGTCTATTTGGGGAAAATCCTCAGATTCGGAACAAAAATCTTCTTATCATTTAAAAGCTAGGGCATTGTTAAAAAAGTTATTTCCAATAGATAGAATTTTGGAAGAAGTTTATTTGCCGGGTTGTGATAGTTTATATGCTGACTTTTTCTTGCCTTTGAGGAAAATAATTGTTGAGGTTCATGGAGAACAGCATTATAAATACATACCGTTTTTTCATGGCAATAAATTAAATTTTGCTAAAGCGCAAGCTAGAGATAGAAACAAAAGGCTTTTTTGTGAAAAAAATGGAATATTATATATAGATTTACCATGTAGTGAGAGTGAAGATGAGTGGAGAAACAGAATTTTGGAATGTAAATTGTAATAAAGATTTTTTTGAGTCTTTGCATAGCCCATTTGAAAATAATCTAGGCTTAACTTTTACTCCAGAAAATCCAAATGAATGTATGCGATTATTAAATTTATCGCATGATCAATTAAAAGTAATGACTTCTGACCAATGTGGCGAAGCAGCATTGTTGCTTCATAATTTTTCATTTAGACTGACTAAAGAAATAAGTTCTAAAAAAGCATTACTTAATTATTATAGAGAATGTTTTTATAAAACTATTAGCAAATATGTATCAGACATAAAATATCTTTCGGCAGAAGAAAGAATTGCTATAGCTGCTGAACAAGATGATTATGCTAAAAAGTTAAAATTTAGCATTGTTAAACTTCAATATATTATTGATCGTGTTGAGTATTTGCCCATGAAAGTAGATAAAGTAGCAGATATGTTTAACAGTTTACAAATAGCTAGGAGAGTTAGAAATGACAATAGTAGAATTGCTTAACAAGGCTTTAGAAGAACAAAGTTTTTCTTATGTAGAAGAAGCTTTATTTAATTTAACTGGTATTAAACCAGAATCTAAAAAATCGACTAAAAAAAGAGTAAATAAAAAGAAAGAACTGGCGAATAAAACTATAGACTCTGATTTTGTAAATAATTTTGTTGATGATTTATCAATACATCCAGAGCTTGTTGAAAAAAATATAAAAAAGGTTAAAAAAAATTACAGACCAGAATATACCGAATCCTTAATTGATGTTAGTTGTTCAAAGTGCGGTTCTAAAGAAAGGGTTGAAAAAGAAGAGTTTTATTCATTGGCTAGGTTATCAGAAGGATCTTATCTATATACTTGCCCAAAATGTATTAAAAGGAATTTATCAAGATGATGCATGACCCAGCAGCTGAAAGAGCAGTTTTATCTTCTTACTTTCAACATGGTAAAGATGCATACATTGAATCTTCAGATATTTTAAATGAAGATTGTTTTTTTATAGACTCAAATAAAATAGTTTACAAATGTTTAAGACATTATTATCAAGATGAAAATGAAAAAATAGATATTCCAACATTTTTATCCATAGCAAACTCGCTTGGTTATAAAGAATTTTTTGAATCTAAAGATGAAAAAAAATATCTTAATAGCTTAACCATTCTCCCTGTTGAGTTAAAAAATACACGAAAGCTTTCTGCAAAACTTGTAAAATTAAAGATTGCAAATTCATTAAAAAAAGAAATAGATCTAGCAAGCGGTGAATTAAACTCAGTTACTGGAGATGAAACGCTATCAAATATACTTGGGATAGCAGAACAACGAATATTTGATTTTACACTTAATTTATCAAATAGTGAAGATTCTGCTCCAAAATTCATTGGCGATGGCATAGATGAATATATACAACACTTGGAAAATAATCCTATTACTCAGATAGGTATTCCGAGTGGTTTTCCTATTTATGATCAATGTATTGGCGGTGGTTTTAGACCTGGCACAGTAAACATCATTGGCGCAAGAATGAAAACCGGAAAGTCATTCTTTGGAGATGCCGTAGCACTAAACATTTCTGAAAAACTAAACATACCAGTTTTAGTATTAGATACTGAAATGTCTAACAAAGATCATTGGCATAGAATGTTAGCGTCAATATCTGGAGTTAAAATTAACGACATAGAAACTGGTAAATATATATCATTGCCAGATGGTAAAAATAAAATAAACAACGCTAAAGAAAAGCTTAAATCAATACCTTATTATTATAAATCAATAGCCGGACAACCTTTTGAAGAAACATCAGGCATTATGCGAAGATGGATAATGCAAAAAGTAGGTCTTAATGAAAGCGGTCAAGCCAATCCATGTTTAATAGTATTTGATTACATTAAGCTAATGAGTGATGATTCTATAAGTAAAAACATGGCTGAATATCAAGCATTAGGCTTTCTGATGACTTCTTTGCATAATTTTTGTGTAAAATACGGAGTGCCATGTCTTGCATTCACTCAATTAAATCGTGATGGTATAAATCGTGAAGATACAGATGTAGCGTCTGGTTCTGATAGAATTCTTTGGTTATGCAGTAATTTTTCTATATATAAAAGAAAATCAGAGGAGGAATTAGCAGAAGAAGTTCCAGCAGCTAATGGCAAAAGATATAATTTAAAGTTAATACCAATTATTAGTAGGCATGGAAATGGCTTATCAC